TGTAATTCTGAATTAATAACAACAGATCCATTTGGCACAGAAGAAAGCGATATCGAAGATACAACTTCTTTATTTTCATTAGAAATAGTTAATAAAACTATGTCGTTAACTGTTCCTTCTTTTATTCCTTCTATTGTTATTATCGGAAGCGAATTCTGATCAGTCGGGTTTTCTATAGTAAGAGAAGAGGATTTAAAAACCTGTTCTTCTTCCCCCTTTAATAAATATCTTTGCGGCTTGCAATTAAAAACAGCACTTATAGATGTTGCTTTATTATAGTAATTTGTTAACGATGCCGACCCTTTATACATAGCCATTCTAAATACTAATGGATCGTAAGAGTCTTCTAATCTGGCATATTTTCCAGAGGCAGAATTCAACCATTTTACTATTTTTTCAGAGTTTGATATGAAATCTGTCCCTGGGCGAAATGCCGAAACTAATGAATAGGATCTTTCAACATTCGAATATGATCCATTATCTATAACTATGTCACCATTTCTTCCTGGTACATGAGTAGACTCGATATCTCTATCAGGTATGGTGTAAACAGGCTGAGTCTGTATAACAAGACCCAAATCCATTGTAGAAACACCATTGAATTTTAAATTTCCCATTTACACCATCCTCCTTTTAGCCACCAGTGGCCATTTTTGATCTTAGAGATAAATTTTGAAGAACAACATCTGTAGATTTAGATGAGTCGACATAATAATTGTTAACGTCATGAGAATCAGATGTTGATACATTGTTAACAGAACTCTCATTTTGAGCTCTCTTAGATTTTTGTATAGACGAATTATTTGATTTAATAGCAGATGCATTTTCTCCAGAAGAAGTTACTGTCGGATCTTCAATGCTAGAAAGTATTGCGTTCAATTCCTCTGTTTTATTCTCGACATTTGTTGTGTCTAAATCAACTCCGATTGTTATTGTTTTATTGTCACTATTTAATGCATCTATTGCATCTCCAACATTTTTTATTGTCTGAGTTAATCCATAATCAAGTGTGTCATTCATAGAATCGTTTGTCGATCCTATTGTCTCTCTTATATTAGAATTAGCTTCAGCAACTGCTTTCGCAACTTCTGATCCAGAGGCTATTTCTTTGAAATCATTAAGAGCTTTTTCGTCAGAAACTTTTAAACCTCCGAACCAATCTGCTAGCCATCCTAATCCAAATCCTCCTACCATTTCTTGGAATGCGTTTATCATTCCATTCCAAATACTTGAAGCAAGAGACTTTATACCTTTTAAAATATCACTACCTAAATTCTCAGCAACCTTGCACATTATTAAAATAATGTTTGCAACCATTGCTCTTATTGTTTCGTATATTACATTTGACATTCCAGAGAACACGGCAACACTCATTTTTAGTATTGCACCTAAAAAATCTAGCAGAGCTTGAGCCAATGTTCCTGTTAAAGTTGATGCCATTTTGAGAGTCGTTATTATTAATATTAATAATAACTTAACAGTCAAGCCGACAAATTTTATTATATTTTCTGTTACAAGAGCTGTAACTTTTGAAAGAAATTCAAATAAATCATTTGTAACCAAAACTGTAAGTGGGTATATTTTCCCAAAAACAGCATTCGTCAGAACGGTCAGCAAATTTATAACGCTTGACACTAGTTCTGGGATTCTCTTTGTAACTCCGTCTGTTAATTTTATGAGAATTGTCATCAAGATATCGACCAGATCTGGCACGTTATCAGATAATTTCTGTAAAAGAGTTTTTATTAATCCAAATAAACTTGTAAATATTGAATCAGCATGCTCATTTAATGTTTTTAGCAAAGAATCTAGCAGATCGACAAGTATCTTTGTTATGTTTTCAGTATTATCTGACAACATCTTGAGTATTCCGGTCAATAGATTTTCTATTAATGTTAATATTTTTGGAAGCAATGTTATTAAACCATCAAGAAATGCCCCAAAAGAATTCATTAATCCATTGACTATTGATGGCCCAATAGTCTCGAATGCGGACGCTATTGCACTTATAGCTGGAGTTAGTGCTGCCACAAACAATGATATATTTGTAGCGAAGAGAACCATTGACACTGATGCCGCTAAAAGTCCAACACCAATCAAGAACATTGAAGAAGCTAAGGCCACTATCACAGGTGTTAAAGATTGAAGTATATATGCAGCTCCGCCCATTATAATAAACCCTGCTGTAACTGTAAGAAGACCTGTTAATATTGTCTTCCAAGGTAGAGATCCTAAGGCAGCAAGTCCTATTGCAAATGACAGCATTGATAATCCAAGTAGTGCAAGAGCGCCAGAAAGTCCAAGCATATTATCTATTGATGTCTGGTCAACCATCTTTGACAAAAGGACAATTCCTCCAACAACAATTGCCATTGTCGCTATTGAAATTAGCATCTGTTGCCAACTTAACCCTGATAATATCTTTATTGCAATTGCTAGCACAGCAACGGCTGCCGCAAATCCTAATAATATAGCTACTATTTGACCTAACTTTTTTATTGCATCTGTAGCTTTTTTTGCATTCTTAGCCGATTTCTTTGATGTGTCACCCATAAGTCTGGTCATCACACCAAAAGATATAAACAAAACAGAAAGAGCTCCTATTGCTATTAATAACTGATTCCATGGAATTTCTGACAATGTCTTTAAAGATATTGTGAATACTCCAATAAGAACAGCCATTCCTATCATTTGAGCTAAACTTGCATATGCTTTACTTAATGACTTAGCATTTTCTCCTATCATTCTTGCCATTATTCCAAATGATAAGAATACTATTGATAATGAGAGTGTAGATAATCCAATTTGTTGCCAAGGTATTGATGACAGTTTTAGTATAGAGTCAGCAAATATCTTTAACAATAATGTCATAGAAAGCATCTGGAAAACTCCAGGAAGAGCTTTTTTAACACTTGATGAAGATGACCCAGCAAGTTTGCTTACAGCTATAACACCGACAAATAAGCCGGCCATAACTATTAAGCCTTTTCCAAGATCTCCCCATGGTATTTTACTTATTACAAATAACGAGGCAGCAACCATCATCATTGATGTTCCAAAAGCAACCAATGCCCCGGAAAATGTTGTAACCTTCCTTAATTCATTTTTAGTTCTTATTCCAGCCTTAAATTCTGCAAGAAGAGATCTTATTCCCTCTCCGAATGTTTTGCTAGCTCTAGTCGCTTTAATTGTGACTCCGCTTATAATTTGAGTATAGTGAAGAACACCAATCATTACGGCCGCAATTATTCCCAAAGTAACTAATGCTTTTATTAAATCAGGAGTATTTATAGATGCAATTATAAGTAAAGATGCAGCTATTTCCAGTATAGAAGACGCCAATGTGCTGAATGCTTGCGAATTTAACTTATGAGAAAGAGCATCTAAAACTCCGGACAAAGAATCCGCGACCTCGCCAACTGGAGATATAATTGATTGTACAGCATATACCATACTTCGTATTGCTAATACTATTACAGTTATTACTCCGGCTGCTATTGCTATCTTTAATAAAATTGTATTGTGCTCTCCGTCAAATACTTCTGCTAATGCTTTTCCTAGAACATTAAAAGCATTTCCTATTGCGCTTAAGAAATCTCCTAAGACGCCAAGCATAGATCCGACTAGAACTAGAGCACCTTTAAGTAAACTTATTAAACCTTTAAAGAATTTTTCCAAAGGGCTTAGAGATTTAGTTGTATCAACAAAATCTACTGAACCCATCTCATATTTAAAACTCTCTACCGAATCTGCTATAACATCGAAAAGATGAACTATATTTTCTACAATCCCTTTTCCAGTCAAAGCTTTAGATAACTTATTCAATAAACTTGGTATTAAAAGAAGAATATCTATTAAACTTTTTGTTATTTTTATAACAGATCTAAGTATTGGCTCCAAACTCTTGAATATCTTTGGAAGTCCAGATAAGAATTCTGTTATTTCAGAAGAATATCCGGCAAAGCCATCTTTTCCTTCCATTAAAGAATTCAAACTTGTAAAAAAGTCACCAACTATTGCTAGCACCTGAACTATTACGCCACTTAAAGCGCCAAGCAGCTTGGATACAATATCTATAACGCTTTCCAAAATTGGAAGAACATACTTTGATGTTATCTTAAATACATATATAAACAATTTGGCAAGCATTGAAAATATAGAATACAAGCCATTAAATATTTTTATAAAATTATTTTCGGATCCACCGCTCTCTTTAAGAGACTTAATAAAGTCCTTTAAATAATTAGAGATCTTTTTAAGTATGTCAAGTTGTTGTATTTCTTTTACAATCTTTGATATGAAAGAAAATATTCCAGATAAAACTTCTCTTGGATTTATTATATCAACTATTTCTTGCAGTACATCAGAAATATTTTCTGCTATTTTTTGCAAAAAACTAAAAATGCTTGTTGATTTTTCTATCTTTGTGCCAACTTTTCCGAGTTGGTTAAATATGTCAGACAATATTTCTTTTGCAGTAACTACAAGAGGATCTATTGCATACCTGACAGCTTTTATTGCATATATTACTATCTTTAATGAAGAAAATAATCCTCTAAATATTTCTTTTAATGTTTCTGATTTCTGTATTGAATTTAATATTGAAGCTGTGAAATTCTTAAATCTTTCAGTAGCAGACTTTAAATTTTGACCTATATCTTTTACTCTGTCAGCTTCTGATGTCAATTGCGATAGCGGAAATATTGCATTCCACGAAGATTTTATTATATTCACTAAAGCGACTATTGAATCATATATATTCCAAAAGGCACCTTGATTACTATCTCCGTGAGAAAATAAATCGTCTTTTCCTTTTAAATCAGACCAAATTCCTAATATTTGATTTCTAAAATCACCGCCAGAAGCAAATAAATAATACAGATTATTTGCAAAATCTGTAAATAATTTTACAGCCTCAGTATAACTTCCAAATATATATTCAGCAGTAGTTAACCATTTTGAAGATACAGCATCCTTTATAGAGTTAATTACATCTGTGAATGTTCTTGCCTCTTGAGCTGCCTTAAAAGCTTTAACACCAAAGGCATCTAAACTATCTCCATATTTCTCTATTACTTCACTTGCTGTGAGATTTTCTTTTTCTGCAATATCATATATTTGTTGAACAGCAGATGAATATTTTTCAAGCCCTTTTGTCAAAACATCACTGCTAAACCAATCATCACTCAAATACTTTGTAAATTCAGATTTCTTAAATTTCTTACCGGTTTTTGTAACAAATTCATCTCCAGATTTTGTTAATGTTCCTAGAGATACTGCGGTATCCAATATGGTTTGCCTGAACTCGTCAGTATCCATATTAGCATTTTGTATTGATTTATAGTCAATTAATTGGACATTTCCCTTGGAAAGAGCTTGAGCCAATTGATACATTGCGTTTGAAGCAGTAGTTGCATTTTGTCCAGACAATGCCGCCCAAGTGGCAATGCCCTCCATTGCTTTAACGGAACTATCCAAATCTTGCCCTGTTGCAGTAAATTTACTTATATTACTGACCATGTCTGTAAATGAATACGATGTTTCATCTGCAAACCAATTTAGACTTTCTAGTTGATCATTTATTACTGAAAGTTTTTCGGATTGTCCTGTTATTTCTTTTCCAGCTATTTTTATTTGCTGGTTAATCATAGTCGCAATTGCGACAGTCTTCTGGCCATATTTTTCCCAGCCAACTATTATGTTATCAGTTGATAAAGACTTTATTATGTTTAATCCAAGTTGAGTTATCTTATTCGTTATGTTAACAACAATAGATGCTATTGCAACATTCAGGGCCGACATTTTAACTTCTACTTGAGATATACTATCCGAAACCCCGTCGAAGTTCAAACTTTTCTTTAAATCATTTAAAGACTCGGTACTTTGTTTCACGTTTTGTTCAAACTTTTTGTTATCAAAGTCCATTTGAACTACGCGTTTGTCAACTTCTGTATCACTCATAGGTTCTTGAGCTCCTTCCAGGTTTTATCCATTATGTCATCGTATATCTCTCTAGTAACTTCCGGCAAATAATTTAGGCCAGAAATCCATGTTCCTTCTTTTGTTGCATGGCCGTCATTTAACAAAATAGCAACATTTATTCCATTTTGAATATTTGAATTTGTAAAGGTTAACTTGAAGCCGGAATTATTATAGACCAATGAATATCCCCATCCATTCAATGTCTCTGGAGATGATATTGGGGTGGCAAGTTTTAATTTAAGCACGGCGGAATTTGCTATTTCTTCTATCTTATCTTTGTCCATTATGTGCTGTGCTTTATAAAAATATTTATCTGTGGAATTAAAATTCCCTTTACTTTTTATTTTAATTCCCATATTTTTATCCTCTTGATCCTAATGCTTTTCTTCTTGCAGCATTCAATGCGGCTTGTTGAGACAGGGCGTCACGCTTACTCATCTTTTTGTCGGAATTTCCATTTTTTATACTGCATATTCTTATTAAAGTAAGCAATCTGTTCAAATGCCATTTTTGGCATTCAAAAGGAATTTGGTAAGACACCATCCAATAATATATTAACTCACTTGTTATTTTAGACCCTTGATGTGATGGATGATTAGATTGAAAATCATTAAAAGTTGTTGCAGTCATTGAATCGTCTATGTATGCATTTATTCTTTCATATTCTTCTTTTGACAATGTATTATATATTGCAGGATCAACATTTTGTGTTAAAGTCATGCATCTTATATAATCAACCAATTCGGCATGAGTCTTTTTATCTTTACTAAGAAAAGGCTTGTGCCAAGTAGATTCCCACTTAGAAATGGAGACCAGAGAATGCTCCAAAGATAAAGTTTGAGATTTTATTGTTATAAATTCGCTTGTTTTTTCATTCCAAGCTTCTTTTTCTTTTACTTTAAGTTCAAGCATCTCCAGTCTCCTTTTATAAACTATTCTTTCTTTTCTGCAACGGCATTAGCAACAGCCGCAGGAACAATTCCGTTGATGAATTCAGAAGCTGCATCTGCATTGGAAGCAAGTTCTATAAATAAATTAGAATATGCTTCTGTTTGCGCGAAAGCGTCACTCTGTTCTTTAGACTTAATGAAACGCTTTCCATCAGGACTCTTAACACCATACGATCGAAGAATTAGATCCTTGAAAACTTTAACAATTTCAGGAGTCTTCTTGGCAGCAATAATTTTATCAATATAATTTGTTAAACCGCCATCAATTTCTAATTCCATCTCTGCTAATTCAGCTTTACTTAAATTGAAGTAGAAATCTTCTGTTTGTTCAACGCCATTGTAATCAGTATACTTTATAGTTTTTTTAAGCATTTTAGTTTTCTCCTTTGCTTTTTTAGGAGATACCATCCATTTTGATTTAGATGATATCTCCTTTTCTAATATCTAATTAGGATTAGCCAGCGACACCGACAAGAGCTTTAATTTCATCAGGAAGAAGTAATGTAGGTTCTTGATCAGCCCCACCATATAACTTATCTTCGAGAAGTTTAAGCTTAGCCGCATCGACTTTTGTGGAATCGATGACAATAGTTGCGGTAGGTTTAAATCCACTAACACTAACTGGAGTAGCTTTGATATCCCAAGATAAACTCATTGCCTCAGGACTATCGTTGACTGTGGAGTGCGCACGTTCAGACGGAGAAGCAATACATCCATAAACAATATGGAGTTTGTATCCAGCATTAGCCGAGACATCGTTACCAATTTCAGTACGATAGCAGATAGCAAATTGCTTACGGTCTTGCTGGCCAATGGAAACTCCCTTAGTAAGTTCAGCAGAGCCGTCACAAGCGGCGAATTCATCAGGATAAGTATATGCTTCGATAGATCCTTCATACTCTTCAGCAGACATTAAGTTTAAGTACTTGATGTTGTCGGCATATAAAGGAGTAGCTTCGGCTCCGCTAGGACTGTCTGTAACTGTAGTAAGACCACTCCACGCGACACCTTTTTCATATGTTCCTGAAGTAGTAGAAGATGCAGGATACAGGACACCTTTGGATACACCGGCTTCATAAAAATGTTTACCGGATTCATCCCAAGCAAGTTTAGACATTATTTTCAACCTCCTATGGTTAATAGTAAACTATGAACGAATCATGATTGATGTTGTCAGAGACATAGTGACTAGAGAATCTTGCATTCTTAAATTTTGACATTGATTCTACTATTTCAGAATCTGGATCAAGATCTAATACTGTAACTTTATAATAATGTTGATGCTGATATACATCGTTATCAGCAAATCCATTTTTTATATTATATCTCTCGTACACTATTGCTGGGTATTTCATCGTAAGAGACTCTGGGGGTTGAAAATATACATTTTCTGATCCTAGTATTTTAACTAGTTCTCTTTGAAATTCAAGCCTGTTGGCCATTGTATATACCCCCAAGAGTCAGTATAAGTCTTGGATACTGCACTTCAGCATTTATAACTTTCCATGCAGTACCCATAAACTTAGCGTACTTTATCAAATGGAAATTCTGTGATGCATATGGATCCATGACTATACTTATTTGATTAGATACAGTAATGTTGTCATTTAGTCCTCCTGATTGTTCAAGTCTTCTATTATTCTTAAGTATATCGCCATAAGCAATACGCTCTGTTATAACAGATTTATAAACACCAGGAGAAGTTAACTTATTTACTCCATACCCTATTTTTCCACAAAATTTTGCCATTTTGATTTAAGCAAAGATCAACCCTGAGCAGCTTCAGTAGCAGGGACCTTTTCCTCAAAGACAACAGCAGAATACGGAACAGTAAGAGCTCCAGAGCAACGAGTCTCGATAAGGTATTTTTCCTTATTGAAATCAATATCAAAGTCGTCAAACATGTTGACAGATCCGCCTTTATCGGCACCGCAAGTGTAATCCTTAAGATTGACAAGGATGCCAAGAAGATTATATGTCGTGCTTCCATCAACACGCGAGACGTTTTCCATAACAGGAACAGAAATAATCTCGCTAACACGGAGAGCAGTGGCAAGTTCAGCCATTGTAGGATAAATGCGACGGCCAGTAGTATCCTTTAAAAGGAGCATTCCACTGACGACATCTTCGGATGTATAAAGAGCGGGATTTCCACTGCCTTTGTACTCTTTACGAGAGCGAACGACAGAATCCATAAAAGCATTAATCTTTGCATCGTCGGTATCGGTTGCTTTAGGAGTAAGGATCTTGGCAACAGAATAGATGGGGTCATCCTTATAAATAGGACGAATCTTTAAAGGATCGATCTTGTACTTATCCGAATTAAGACGTCCATCGCCAACCAAGACGGCACGAGCAATTTCTTCGTCAAGCATAGTGCGCATTTCGGATTTAATCCAAGCAACAACATCAAGATCAGTAATATCAACGATATCATCACGATCGAGAGACTGATGCTTATAGACAGTCTGAGGCTCAGTTTTACGAGTAAGGGCAGTAAGAACTTCGTCAACCTTCTCGGAGCCTTTGACGTAACCTTTGGCACGAGCTTCGTCCGCAGTAATATCAGCAGCTAAAGATTTAATGCGGGAAAAAGGACTATGAGTAATTCCATTCATAACCTTCTTAACCCAATCCATGCTGCGGCTAATAAGAACAGGAGCACCATTGACAGGAGCAGCATCAGGGAATAAGTATTCAATATTATTGATACTGTGTTCAAGAACACACTTCTTTAGAGATTTAGAACTTTTTTCAGTCTCTTGAAGAATTTCGCTGAATTTGGCATTAAACTCGGAATGGCTCAAAGTTTCACCATCGCAGCTGTAATCGCCGTCGTCTTCTTTTTCTTTGTTGTCGACATCATCAAAAGCATTATGTTTCATATCTTTCTGATCCTCCTTTTTTTGATCAGTTTCTTTTTCGACAGATTGAAGAGCAGCACCAACCATAAGATCACATGCGGCTTGCTGTTCCGGACTCATCGAATCATAAATCTCTTTCACACTTTTTTCTTTAGCACCCGATTGTTCATCGGCTTTTTTTTCTTCAGCCATATTATTTGTGGCCTCCTTTTTTTCTTCTTTTTTGTCGTCTTTTTGCTCGCAAGAGTGAGTAATGACACCTTCATCACCATTATAGATAATAGCTTCATATCCATCTTCCCCGGATTCATCGCTATGCTCCATTATCTGGTCTATGACGGCACCCCTATTTGCTCCAGCTAAAACCAAACTAACTTCTCGAATGGTTCCATGTATAACATCATCGCCATTCTGTTTAAGTTGATTGGCGTAGATTGACAAGGAATTAATATCTTTGTTTAAAACAAGATTCTTAACGGTTGATCCGCTTTCTGTGTTGTTAAAATACCCATATGCGTATACTCCCTCATCTCTGTTTTCAAGCAAAGCATGCCCAATAACAGAATCAGGACTCTCATGGCCATGATTCCAAACCAACGGAACTACTTTTCCGTCACAGGATTTGAAAGCATCTTTTCTGATAATCCTTCTGTCTGAACAACGAATATCATTCTTTGTGGCCCATCCGGAGAAATCGCATTTGGATTTGTCGCATTTAGAATTGTCTTCTTCCATTTTGATTTTTAACCTCCTAGACTTTATTATCTGGATTCTGATTAGCCGAATCATTTCCAGGTGGATTCTTGGAATCGGCAGTTGGCTCGTTTAAATTTTTATTACGTAATTCGTTAGCTTTAGGATCTTTTGAAGGTTTCAAACCTATGGCTTGTCGAATCTCATTACTAGACAGTATTTCATTTCTAGTAAATTTATCAGCAAAGTCTGGCAATGCAGTAGGAGAAATCGTTCTTAAAGGCTGGCCGAAATACATAATAGATTGCTTCTGAGTTAAAGCTGTCTTCGTCAAGAATTTTCTTTTCATCTCTTCTGATATAGCTAACAATATTGGATCTATTGTTCTGTTGCGGTAGTTTGTCATAGTCTTCTCATCTGCAGAACCATCAAGTATCTCTGTTTTGAAACCTAACTGGCTATATAGCATTCTCGTTAGATACTCAATTTGAGCTAGAAGATTATTCTCGATTGGTCTATTTAGCTGTGTAACTCTTTCGGTACCGTCCGTATATGCGATACCATATTTAGATCCAGAAAGTTGCTTCTCTATATCAGCACGGCGAGCTTCAGCTTGAGCTCGACGCAAATCTGTCCTAACGACATACGGAAGT